GTCAACCGTCAGCGGCCCTAGAGATTAAACCACCCCCCGCCGTCACTCGTTCTTCAGCAAGAGGATGTCCATTTGTATTGTGACGTTTCCTGTGCCATTCGAAACCTTGCCCAACAACCCAACGTCAGTCAGCTCCTCAAACGCCAGCGGCATGGTGAACGTGTCAACCAAGGTGTTCGCAACGCCGATCCATTCAGCAACTCGCTTCACAGGTTTGTATGGCGCAGCAGTCTGCAACACTCCGCTGCGCGACAGCATCAGAATATCAACCAGCTTGGCACCTTCAACCGCAATGCTGATGCCTTCAATAAACCCAGTGTATGTGCGTGGGATTGTATAGCTGCCGATGCTTGTGTTGGATACTGGGAAACCATTGACAGGAATGGTGGCCCAGTCAGTTCCACCCGCTGCATTCTCAATCACGATGTCGCCAACGTGCGACCCTGCAGACTGTGTGCCATACGTTCCACTGTCAACGACTTCAGCATTGAACAGGCGAATGAATGTTGCAGACGTTGCAGCAGATGCCGACGCGCCAGCAGTCGCCAGCGTTTCAGATACCATGTCACCGTCTGCATTCATGCCTGTGAGGCGCAAAGAGCGCGCACCAGCGCCCGCTGCAGTGTCGGCAGCGTTACCACCAGCCTTGATGCGCAACGCCGTTGCAGCGCCAGCCTGTGGCGTCCTGTAGACAAGGTTATCAGTAATCGGAACGAAAGACGTTCCGACATTCGCCAAACCATAACGATGCGTGACCGTTGCGTTCAGAATATTGCCGCGCGATACCTGCACGCCCCAATCAAGTTTATTCTTAAATAGCTGATCCATCATTTTGCTCCCGGATGGTTGGCATCCACTGGCCAGCCGTCAGCGCCCATCTCAACGCTGTATCCTCTGGCTTCAACTGATTGCGCATCGCTGTCGTGATGCCGTTTACACAGCGACTGCAGATTATCCAAACAAAAGAACAAATCAATGTCACCCTTATGCGGCTTGATGTGGTGAACGACTGCAGACCTGTCGCCAGCACGGCCACGCTTCAGTATCACGCCGCAGCCTTTGTGCTGACACCTGAAGCCGTCACGCAACAACGCCTGCTCACGCAATATGCGCCACTGCTTGGTGCTATACAGCTTCCTGTATTCAGCAGCCTCCGCCGTGCGCCATTCGTCTTTCATCAGTTCAACCTCTGTTTCTCGCCGTGTTCCTCGGCCAGCATCCGCAGCGCGATTGCCATGCCGGTCATAATCTCGTTGGCGTCGTAGCCTTCATCAATGCCGTCAATGGCGACCTCATAAAACACCGCAACGATGTCTTCCAACTCGTCGGGATCATACTGCGCTGGGTTTATCAAAATATCCATAACGCCACCTTACATCAAAAAAAGGCCCGCGCACATAGCGCAGGCCAGTAAAGGTGGAGTGCAATGAACAGGGAGGAAACATTGCACGGTCAGTCTACACTCAATTCTGCAGCCAATGCAACATATGCCGCAGCATCAATGTAGCCGTCATCGGTTGGCTTCGGTCCAACAAGGCGCGCCAGCTTCAGCCACGCCATGCACAATGCAACCTGCTCCGATGTGACCGGCGCATCCAGCAAGATCGACCAGCCATCTGCAATGCGCTGGAAGTTCTCCTGTGCAGAACCATATGCCTCGGTGCGTTCGCCTGTCTCGTCAATCAGGTTAATTGCGTCTTCAAGAATTCTGATGCGCTTGTTCATAGTTTTATCTCATCGTTCAAGTTGTCGTTGATGGCGATCGCCTCGGCCTTCGGGAAGTGCGCTTTCACTTTTTCTGTCATTATGCCTATCGCGTGCTGCTGGTAAAAAGCAAGTGCGATGGCCGCTTCCCGCCGCGTCACCAGTTTTCGGTCTGGACGCTGCTCTTGGATTTCCTGCCAGCTTCTGCCGTCATCCATGATGGCGAATATGTTGCCGTTGCCGTCTTCCACCTCGAACACGTCCAGAGAGGCCCGGAGAGCTCCGCTGGCGGCCACTTCGGCTTCCATGTAGGCAAGACCGCGAATGGACGCTCCAACCCACTTGGCGGCCTCGTCTACGTCGTGTGCGTCCACCGCCTCGTTCAGTCGCGTGAGGCAGACTGCCCACTTGGCCGCCGTGGCTGGCTCTACCAGTTCCGGCAACACGTCGATCCCATATTTGCGATCAGCCAGATCAATGGCCCGCGTGAGGGGTGCCAGCATCATGTCGATCTTCTGCTCGGCCTCCGACGACTTGGGCGAGATGAGCCTGTCTGATTTCTTCTGGCGTTTTGGCTTTTTGACCATTGTATCCTCCTTCCATTCTACCGCACCGCACCCGCACCGTATCCGCACCTCTCTCCGCACCTTGTATATATATATACAAGTGGTGCGGCGGAGGTATTTGCGGCTTTATTTCCGCACTTCCGCACTCAGTAAAAAGGTGCGGTGCGGAAGTGCGGATGCATATTTGCAACACATCAACCGATCTCCTCGGGCGTTATCCACTCGCCAACAACAACGGCGGGAACGTCACGCCCATCACGCTTGCTGCGCACTTCCTGTTTCTTAAACACGCCCTCACGCAGCCAAGTATTCACGATGGTCGTCATGCGTGCCTTCCCGGCTTTATCGTCGGTATCAATCCCGAGCACATGTGCGAACGCATGCCCACACCAGTTCTTCGCCTGCGCACTTGCTCGCAGCGGGTCTTCGCGCTCTTCTGCACCGCCGACAATATCTTGGCACTTGCGGGCCAGCTTTGCCGTGATGCCTGCGAATGCGTCCGGCATTTCAAACTTAACGCTGACACCGATCCATTCGTCGTTGTCGATCTGCACGCCGATCATGCGGCGGTATACGGCCTTGTCAGCGGGCGGTGCAAGGTTTGCTTTGCCATCGTCCACACGGAAGATGCCTCGCGCCTGCTTTTCGTCAACTCCCATCTTCATGGCGTCATCTTCTCCGATGCGGTTAATCACACGGGCTGCCCGCGCTGCGCCGATCAGAGCGCCGGCACCGCGCACGCTGTCGATGCCAGCTTCGTCGCCATTGCCTTTGCGCACATGGTGAACGATTAGCACGCTACAGTTCGCCTCGCGTGCAATGCGGCGCACCATAGCGACAACAGCCTGAATGCCGCTGTTGCTGTTCTCGTTGACTGTGTGCAGGCCGATGAATGGGTCGAAGACAACTACCCCGATGTCGTTCTCTTTGATCTTTTGTATCATCAGGTCCGCCATCGCATCATTGAGATGTAGACCGTCCCTGTTCTCGGCGGCCAGCGTGACGCTGAATGTATCTTCGCCATCCATGAACAGCTTGCCGCGCACATCTTTCGGCTTGATGTCGTAGTGCTGCATGGCAGCCAGCGTGCGCATTTCGATCTCGCTGCGTGGATCTTCCAGATTGACCACCCACACGTTGGTCTGCTGTTTGACTGGCGTTCCCAGCAAATCACGGCCTGTGCAGATCGCCAGCGCCTCGACAACGGTCAAAGATGTCTTCCCGATACCGCCTGCCGACGCCAGCACGCTGACGTATTTGCGGATGTAGTCGTGACCGTAAATCCATTCACGGCGCGGCAACAGGCTGCTGTCGAACTGCGTGACTGGCGTTGGCCATGCCTCTGGCTCTGGCGGCTCTATGCTGGCCTCTGGCAGATCGGCGCTATCGTCGAACGAAATTTCGTCGGCGGTGCTGTCTGCCTTTATTTCACTGGCTTCTTGCTCCAGCGAAATTTCGTTCGGCACGATGTCAAAGTCGGCCAGCGGGTCAACGGGCTTTTCAAACTCAGGCCCGCGCAGTTCTGCTGCATATTCGCGGATCGCCTTTGTCATGTCGCCGCTGTGTTCAAAGTGCGCGAACAGATCGAAGGCATCACCCCAGCAGTATGCGATCTCGCCCAGCGCCTTTTGCGCACCGAGGCCAGCCGCCGCGTCAGAACCTGACAGGCTGACCCAGTGATCGCCGAAATCCTTTGTCGCGTAGCTGCCGCTTGATTGATACGGGCTGCGGTATTGCTTACTGCCGCCCTGCCGCTCGTATCCATACCGCAGGAGCGTGTCAGCGACGCTGTGACGGGTATTGAACTCTGCTATTGGGTCTATGTCGTCTGGACGGTCAACACGGCGCTCTGCGCGCTCTGCTGCCCGTTTCTCGGCCATTCGGCGTGCCTCTTCGGCGGCCTGCTCCTCCTGTTTGCGCTTCCATTCGGCATGCTCTTCGATGGCGCTTCCAAAGTATTCAAACACAGCGCGGCGGTTCAGGT